ACAGGTTCGCCCTGGGTAGCCTCACCTGGGCCGAGCCCCGCCGCGTCAAACTGCTGCGCGAACACCAGCACGCCGACGCCCTGGGCTACGCCCTGTCGCTGACCTGGACGACCGACGGGCTGCTGGGCACGTTCTACCTGCCCCCGTCGAGCGACCCGGCCGAAGAGGCCAGCCGCCAGCGGGCCCTGGCCGACGCCGACAGCGGCGTGCGCGACGGCCTGAGCGTCGGGGCCTCTGCCCTGGTCGCCACCTACGACGCCGACGGCGTCCTGAACGTCACCGGGGGCAGCGTCCGCGAGACGTCCCTGGTGTCAGTCCCCGCGTTCGACTCATCCCGAGTTTCGGCCGTGGTCGCATCACACAACACCGAGAGAGGAAACCCCCGCATGTTCACAGCGGCACAGATCGAGGCGGCCCGGCGTGCCGGAGTCGACACGAACGACAACGCGGCCGTCCAGGCGTTCCTGGACAGCCTGACGGCATCGGCCCCCCAGGGCGGCGACCAGGGCCAGCCCGCCCCGGCCCCGGTCGTCCAGGGCCCGGCTGCCCCGACCCAGGTCACGGCGGCCCAGGTGCGAGATGAGATCATGGACGCCCTGCGTTCTGGTCAGTTCACCATCCCGACCGCCACCCACCAGGCAGCCCCCCAGGGCGTCCAGGCGTCGACCCAGGGCCTGACCCTGGCCCAGTTCACCCAGGCGGCCGTCGAGGGCTACCAGACCGGCCAGGCCCCCCAGGCGCTGCGGGCGGCCCTGTCCGACATCGTCCCCGGCGACAGCCCGGCCGCGTTCCGCCCGGCCTACCTGGACGAACTGTGGAAGGGCAGCGACTACCGCCGTAAGTTCATCGACCTGGCGACCACGACCCGCCCCCTGCCGAAGGCGCTAAAGATCATCGGCCACCGCTGGGTCGCTGGCGAGGCCCCCGAGGTCGACGACTACGCGGGCGACAAGACGGCCGTGCCGTCCGGCCCCGTGTCCATGGAGGACATCGAGGTCGCCGTCCAGCGTCTGGCCGGGGCCCACGACGTTGACCGGGCCTACATGGACCTGGGCAGCCCCGAGTGGCTGGCGGCCTACTTCGAGGCCCAGACCGAGGACTACCGACGGAAGTCCGACCTGCGGGCCGCCGCCGCCGCCTACGCCGGGGCCACCGCCCTGGTCGACGACGACGCCAGCCCGGCGACGTTCCCGACCCTCCTGGAGGGCGTCGTCCAGGCCGTGGTCGACGCGGCCACCGTGGGCGAGGGCGTCGAGTACGTCGCCATGGCCCCCGGCCTGGTCAAGGAACTGCTGGGCGTCACCACCATGGACGCCCCGGCGTTCTTCGGTGGGTCCTTCCAGTTGAACATGACCGGCGACGGCAACATGGGCGGCGTCAACTGGTTCACCACGCCGGGCCTGTCCGGCACCCAGTTCCTGGTCGGCCAGAAGGCGGCCGTGCGCTGGCACGAGTTCGAGCCGCCCGTGAGGGTCCAGGCCGTCAACGTCGCCAACGGCGGCATTGACCTGGGCGTCTTCGGCTACTACGCGACCTACGTCCGCAACGCGGCGCAGATCCGTAAGGGCACGGTCGGGGCCTGACCCATGGCTGCCTTCCCCATCACCGCCGCCGACGTCCAGGGCCACCTGGGCGTCGGCAGCGGCCAGGACCGCCACCAGGAGGGCCAGGCGGCCGCCGCCGCAGCGGCGTCCACCTGGGTCGCTGACAAGGTGCTGGGGCTCGACCCCGACGTGCCCGCCGACTGGCCCGCCACTGTCAACGACGCCTTGCACCTGGGCTGCGTTCTGCTGGCGGCCCGCTGGTATGGCCGTCGGTCGTCGTCCAACGGCGTGGCGTCGTTCGCTGAGTTTGGGGTGGCCTACGTCTCCAGAACCGACCCCGACGTCGCCAACCTGCTGGGGCTCAACCGGCCCCAGATCGGCTGATGGGCACCCTGGCACGGGCCGACGCCCTGGCGGCCGACCTGGCCGCCCAGGGCGTCCAGGCCGTCACCGACCCGGCCGCCGCCGTCCCGCCCTGTGTCCTGGTCCCGCCGCCCGTGCGGCGCTACGACATCGGCTGCGGCTACACCATCGTCTGGACGCTCTGGGCCCTGGCCCCCGGCACCGGCGACAGCACGACCTGGGCAGCGCTCGACGACCTGGTCGACCAGGTCGCAGACCTGCTGCCCATCGACCAGGCGCGGCCCGCCCGCTACCAGGTCAGCCCCGACGCCCAGGCCGTCCCGGCCTACGCCATCACCTACGAGGAAGCGAGTTAAGCCATGGCTGGCACGACCACCGAAAGCAAGCCCCGCAACGGCATTCTGTCGTTCGGCACCGCCCCCGACCCCGTCGTCGAGTTCTCCTGCCAGGCGTCCAACGTCAAGGTGACGCCGGGCTACGAAGAGTCCGGCGACAGGCTCGAGCTGCTCTGCGGCAACGTCCTGCAGCCCGACACCACGCGCGTCGACAAACTGACGATCGAGGCCGTCCAGGACTTCACCGACGTGACCGGGTTCGTCAACTGGACCTGGTTGAACGACCTCACCACGGTGCCGTTCACCTGGCAGCCCGTGGGCGCGGCCGGGCCGACCTACAGCGGCAACGTCAACGTGCGGGCCGTCGAGGTCGGCGGCGACGTCGGCAAGCGGAACATGACGACCGCCGAGTGGGACTGCGACGGCAAGGCAGTCCGCACCGAGGCGGCCTGACGTGGCCCGGCCCGGCGTAGAGGTCAAGGGCGCGGCCGAACTGGCCCGCACGCTACGCCGGGCTGGGCACAGCCTGGAAGACCTGAAAGACGCCAACGCCAAGGTGGCCCAGTTCGTCGTCGACCGTGCCGACAGCAAGGCACCACGGCGCACCGGGGCCCTGGCCGAGTCGGCCCGCCCGTCCCGTGCGGCTGGCCGGGCCCGCGTCATGGTCGGCCGGGCATCGGTGCCCTACGCCGGGCCTATCCACTGGGGCTGGGAGGCCCGCAACATCCCAGCCCAGCCCTGGGTCGCTGAGACGGCCCAGGACAACCTGACCCAAATCGAAACCCTCTACCTGGACGGCATCGACGCCGTCCTGGCAACCGTGAAAGGCGCATGACCGTGACCACGATCAACACCCCGCTGACCATCAACACAGACGACCTGACCCTGGGCGAACTGGACCGGGTCGTCAAACTCACCGAGGACGGCCGCTGCGGCCGGACGACCGCTATCGCCTACGTCTGGTTGAAGCGCGAACACCCCGCCGTCCGGCTCGACGACGTCCTGGCGCTGCGGACCCGCGACCTGGACCTGATCGACGACGACGACCTGGCCGCCAGGGCCGAGGACGAGGGCCGCCCCAGCGAGGCTGTGGACCCTACGACCGGGCCCTGATCGCCAGGGCCTGGGGCTGCACGCCGGCCGATTTGCTGGCCTGCACCCCGCGCGACATCAGGGCCATGACGGCCGTACTCGAAAACGAAGCACGCAACAGGAAGAAGTGAGGGGCAGTCCATGGCACGGGGCACCACCCTAAAAATCGACATCGTCGCCGACGGGTCGAGGGCCGACCGTGTCATGGACCGCACCGGCAAGGCGGCAGGCAAACTGGGCAAGGCCATGGCCGTCGGCCTGGCCGTGGGCGTCGGGGCCGCCCTGGTCCTGGGCAAGGCGGTCGTCGAGTCGGCCAGCCGGGTCGAGCAAGCCGTCGGCGGCGCTGAGGCCGTCTTCGGCAAGTACGCCACCGGGGTGACCAAGTCAGCGAACAAGGCGGCCCTGGCCGTCGGCCTGTCCAAAGGCGAATACCTGGACCTGGCGAACGTCATCGGCAGCCAGTTGCGCAACGCGGGCACCGCCATGGAAGACCTGGGCCCGAAGACCGACAAACTCATCGGCCTGGGCGCTGACCTGGCCGCCCAGTTCGGCGGCTCGACGTCCGACGCCGTGGCGGCCGTGTCGTCCCTGCTAAAGGGCGAGACGGACCCCATCGAGCGCTACGGCGTCAGCATCAAACAGTCCGACATCAACGCCAGGTTGGCCGCCCAGGGGCTCGACAAACTGACCGGCAAGGCCGCCAAGCAAGCCCAGGCCACCGCCGCCCTGGCGCTGCTGACCGAGCAAACCGCCAGCGCTCACGGGGCCTTCAATCGTGAGGCGGGCACGGTCGCCAACACCCAACAGAAACTGACCGCAATCTGGGAGAACGGCAAGGCCGTCCTGGGCGCTGCGCTGCTGCCCATCCTGGCGACCCTGGGCGAGTTCCTGCTGACGACCGTCATCCCCGCTGTGCAGCGGCTGTGGGCCGAGTTCGGGCCCAAACTGATGCCCGTCCTGACCCAGGTCGCCAGCGTCCTGGGCACGTCCCTGGTCCCCGTCCTGCGGGGCCTGTGGGCCGTCATCGGGCCGCAGCTGCTACCCATCCTGGCCGCGCTGGCCGGGTTCATCACGGGCCAGGTCGTGCCCGCCGTGGCCCGCCTGTGGCGTCAAATCGGGCCCGTACTCATCCCCGCCATTGCGTCCCTGGTCGCGTTCGTGCGCGGCACCCTGCTGCCCGTGTTCCTGGCCCTGGCCGGGTTCATCATGCAACGGGTCGTGCCCGTCGTCGGCGGCATCCTCACCAAGGCCCTGGGCGGCCTGCGGCAGATGTTCGCCACCGTCCAGGCGGCCGTCGAGCGGAACCGGCCCGCCCTGAACACCCTATTCAGCATCCTGGGCAAGGTCGCCGGGTTCATCCTGGGCACCGCTGGCAAGGCCATAGGCGTGGTGCTGGCTAACGCCTTCAAGGTCATTGGGAAGGTCATCAGCGGCACCCTGGACGGCCTGTCGTCGTTCGTCGGCTGGATCAAGGACGCGGTCGAGTGGGTCCAGCGGCTGATCGACAAACTGTCCAACAGCAAGGTGGGCAAGGTGCTGGCGGGCGGCCTGTCCCGCCTGACCGGGTCCATGGCGGGCCCGGCCGTCACAGCCGCCCGGCACGTCGCCAGCGTGGCCGTGGCCGCCGCCGCCCCGTCGAGCATGGTCCCGGTCATGGTGGCCCCGGCCAACCATGACGTGCGCGTCTTCCTGGGCGACCGCGAACTGGTCGACATCGTCCGCGTCGAGGTCGACCGGGGCAACAGCCGAACCGCCCGCCGTCTCGCGTCTGGAGTGAACCCGTGACCGCTATCAGTGCAGCCCTGTACGGCAGCCAGGTGCCCCCGGCCGTCCAGATCACGGTCAGCGGCCTGACCGGCGTCGACCTGGTCAACGTCTGGCGGCAGGCCCCAGGCGGGGCCCCGGCCCTGGTGCGCGGCGGCGTCGAGGTCGTGCCCACATCTGACGCCCTGCTGCTGGTCGACGTGGCCCCCGAACTGGGCCGCCCCCTGACCTACTACGTCGAGACGTTCGTCGGGGCCGCTGTGGCGACCCAGGTATCGGCGGCCCCCATCACGGTGCCCGACCCTGGCCGACACGTCCTGTCAGACAGCCTGGACGGCACGGCCGTCCTGGTCGACGTCATCAGCGACCAGGACGAACGCGAGAACGCGACCAGGGGGGCCCTGCTGCGGCCCGTCGGCCGGGCCCGGCCCGTGGCTGTCTACGACGTGCGCGAGTCCGACGCGGGCGTCCTGCGCGTCTACGCCGACCAGGAGACGACCGCCGCCCTGGTCGACCTGCTGGCCGACGGCCGCCCCCTGGTGTCCCGGCACCCCTTCCACGCCTGCGACATCCCCGCCCAGGAAGTCCTGTATTTCACCGGGGTGAAGCGGGCCAGGCGCTCGACCGCTGGCGACCGCATCACCGAACTAGAGTTCGTCGTCGTCGACCTGCCCGACCCGACCCTGGCGACGTCCCTGGTCGACCTGGCCGACCTGGCCGCCGCCTACCCATCCCCGCCCGACACCCTGGCCGACATCGCGGCCGACTATCCGACCCTGCTGTCTCTGGCACAGGACGACCTGGGGGCTGCCTGATGTTCCGACCCACCGACCTGACCCCGGCCGAGTTCGACCGCCTGGTGGCATCGTCCCACCGGGTCCAGTGCCGGGTCGACGCCTGGCGCGGCCCCGACCTGCTGGCCCAGGCCGTGCCCGTGCTCGACGGCGGCCTGACCGAGAAAGCCGACCAGGACATCCCCGAGGCCGTCACCCTGACGGTCCCGGCCCGTGACGACCAGGGCAACACCTGGGCCCCGCTCGACCCGCTCGACCCGCTCAACAGTTACGGCCAGCGGCTACGCCTGGTCTACGGCATCACCAGGGCCGACGGGTCGACGTTCGACGTCCCGCTGGGCTGGTTCGCTATCGACGAATGGGACGCCGACGACTACACCGTCGAGATATCGGCCCTGGGGCTGCTCGACGTCGTCAAGCGGGCCGAACTGCTGGCCCCGACCAGCCCCAAGACGGGGGCCACCCTGGGCGGCGAGATCGTGCGGCTAATCGACGGGATGCTGCCCGTCGAGGTCGACCCGGCCCTGGTCGACCGGGCCGCCCCGACCACCATGGCCTGGGACGACCAGCGGCTCGACGCAATCCAGGAGATCGCCACCGCCTGGCCCGCACGCCTGTTCGTCGACACGGCGGGCGTCGTCCAGGTCGACCCGCCCATCGACCCGACCGCCCCGGCCGACGTCGTCCTGGTCGAGGGCCAGGCGGGCACCGTCGTGAGCAAGCGGCGCAGCGGCAGCCGCGCTGGCCTGTTCAACGTCGTGGTTGCCACTGGCGAGGACGCCAGCGCAGACAAGGCCCCCGTGCGGGCCGTCGGCCAGGACGACGACCAGGCCAGCCCCACCTACGTCGACGGGCCGTTTGGGTCGGTCGTGCGCAAGTTCTCATCACCCCTGCTGACCACCAACGGCCAGGCCAAAAAGGCGGCCGACACCCTGGTCGCCAAGTCCCGACGCCAGGCCCAGACCATCCCGCTGACCATCGTCCCCGACCCCCGAATCGGCATCGACACCCGCGTCGACTACCAGCCCGCCCGTGGCCCGGTCGTGCGCTGTGTCGTCGTCGAGTCCGACCTGCCCCTGGTCGCTGACGGCGGGGCCCAGAAGATCACGCTGGGAGTCCTGTAGTGGACATCGCCAAGGCGCTGGCCCGGCCCCGTGACGGCCGGGCGTTCAGGGTGGGCCAGGTGACCGCCGCGACGGCCGGGGCCAAGTCCATCACGGTGCAGCTCGACGGCACGGCCGTGGTCGTGCCCGTGCTGGCAGGCACCACCTACACGGTCGGCCAGACCGTCCTGGTGGCCCGCGACGGCCGCCAGGCGGGGTATGTCCTGGGCGCTATCGGCCAGCCCCCGGCCCCGCCCGCCGACGACCCGACCATCGTCAAGCCGCCGCCGCCGCCCAACCAGGCCGAGCCCGGCACCGCCGCCAAGCGCTACACCAAGACCCTGGTGCCCGTCTCGACCGGCACCTGGCGCGGCGGCCGCTGGCGCGACACCAGGAATCTCTACCAGGGCGACTGGGGTGGCTGGGGCATCAACCTGGGCGCAGCGTTCTACGGGTCGCAACTGTCCGGCCTGCGGGCCCTGGCGGGCACGCCCCGGTCGGCCGTCCTGAACTACACCAGGACGTCGGGCGGCGTGTTCGCGGCCCAGGCCCCTACGTTCTGGACCCTGGCCCAGAAGACCCGGCCCAGCGGCGGCCCGACCAG